GTGGCCAATGACCTGCTGCGCCATTCGCTGCGCCAGCTTGACGACGTGGTGCTGCACGTCCACGACGAGATCGTGATCGAAACCAGCACACCCAACCCCGACGCCTTGCGCTCGGTCATGTGTACCCCGCCCGACTGGGCCAAGGGTTTACCCCTAGATGCCGAAGTATCAATCATGGAAAGGTATGGAAAATGAGTTTCTTAAAGTATCTTGAAGACGTGGCGCCCGAGGGCGAGGTCATTTTGTTCGTGCGCCAAAAGCCCATACTGGCCGAGGGCGAGTTGCAATTCCACGCCGACGGCGCCATCAAATGCACTTGGCCCGCCTACCTGCCCAAGAGATGGAAGCCCGACCAGGCGTGGTACGCCAATACCGGCTGCTTCATCATCGACCGATTTGACCAAGGCCGCGCCTCTGCCCGCGCTGACAACTGTGAGCGGGTCGCCTTCCTCGTGCTGGACGACGTAGGCACCAAGGCCAAGGAGCCACCCATCGCCCCGACGTGGATCATGGAGACCAGCCCCAATAACTACCAGTACGGCTACACTTTCGCGCTGGACGACCAACCGATGAAGGCCGACTTTAGCGCCGCCATTGTGGCCATCGCCGAGGCGGGCTACACCGACGGCGGGGCCATCAACCCCGTGCGCAACTTCCGACTGCCCGGCTCGGTCAATCTCAAACCAGGCCGCGAGGACTTTGTCTCCCGCCTTGTCGAGTTTCACCCCGCGCGTGAGTTTTCCCTGCCTCAGATATGCGAGGCGCTGGGCGTCACGCCCAACCCTGCCGACACCGCCACAGTGCGCCCCATACGCCTCACAGACGACGGCGGCGACGATGTGCTGGCGTGGGCTGCTGCGCGTGGCGACTTGCTGGAGAAGGGCAATGCAAGCGGTTGGTGGGGCGTGGTTTGCCCTAATCATGGCGAGCACTCAGACGGCAACCCGATGGGCCGATATACCCCCGTTAGCCGCGCCTACTGCTGCCTGCATGAGCATTGTTCCGAGTGGAACAGTGAGCGTTACTTGGCGTGGGTCGAGGAACAGGGTGGGCCTAAGCGCGCCCACGGCCTGCGCGACGAGTTGCTGGCCGCCGTCATGGAGAACACCCTTGCCAAGCTGGCCCCGACAGTTGAGTACCCCGACGAGGCCGCTGCGGTCATCGCCGAGGTGGAGCGGCGCGAGTTGGGCCGCGTGGAGATGAGCGGGTGGTTCGAGCGGTTCGCGTACATCCAAGACGACGACTCCTATTTTGATATGCAAGACCGACGCGAACTGATGCGCAAGACCTTCAACGCCATGTTCAGGCATATCAGTTGCGTGTCCCGCCACGGCAAACACCCCAAGGTCGAGGCGTCGGTCGCGTTCGACGAACACCGCCAGGACAAGGGCGCCAGGGCGCTGGTCGGCATCACCTACGCTGCGGGTGAAACTGTGCTGGTGTCGCGTGAGGGGCTGGTGTACGGCAACCGCTGGCGCGATGCCCGCCCGGCGCCCGTGGCCGGCGACGCATCACTTTGGCTGCGCCATGTCGAGCGCATGGTGCCGATTGACTTCGAGCGTGAGCACCTGCTAAACGTCTTGGCCCATAAAGTACAGTTCCCAAGCCATAAAATCAATCACGCCGTCCTGATGGGTGGCAACCACGGGTCAGGCAAAGACACCCTCTTTGCGCCGTTCTTCTGGGCCATAGGCGGCAAGGCCAAACTCAATTGCTCGTTGGTCAAAAACGAGGACTTGACCAGCCAGTGGGGCTATGCGCTCGAATGTGAAGTGATGGAAATTCAAGAATTGCGCCAGCCAGAGGCCAAAGACCGCCGCGCGTTGGAGAACATCCTAAAGCCCATTATCGCTGCGCCCCCAGAGTTATTGACAATCAACCGCAAGGGTCTGCACCCTTACCAGGCGCTGAACCGCGTGTTCGTGGTTGCGTTTTCTAATGAGCGCGTGGCGATTAGTTTGCCCTCAGAGGATCGCCGTTGGTTTGTCCTATGGTCAGAGGCGACCAAGATGCCCGAAGCAGACGCGCTGCGGATGTGGAACTGGTACACCATGCGTAGCGGTTTCGAGGCGGTCGCGCATTACCTGCACACCAGAGACGTTTCGGCCTTCAACCCTAACGCCACGCCCCCATTCACAGAGGCCAAAGCGATCATGGTCGAGCATGGAATGAGCGGAGCAGAGTCATTCCTAATTAACCTGATCCGCTCCAGGTCGCGGGCGTTCAGCGCTGGCGTGGTCGGCGCGCCCTTTTACGCCCTCTGCGACGAGTTGCAGCTATACGCCCCCCAAGGCGTGCGCATTGTGCCCGCTGCGCTCTTACACGCGCTCAAGGAGGCGGGCTGGCACGACATGGGGCGCCTAGCGTCCCGCGAATACCAGACCAAAAAGCATATTTTTTGCGCGCCTGAATTGGCGCATAGCACCCGCTCAGAACTGCGCAGGGCCATAGAAAAAGCCCCCGAAGGGGCTTAATCAAGGTCTAGCAGGATCGCTAAGATCGCGGCCAGTATGGCCGCTAGGACTATGAGCACAAAGCCCGTTCGGCATCCGAGCGGGTTTTTTCATTGTCGTCATAAAGCAGGGCGCGCAATACGTCCTCCAGTTGTTCGATGCGGTCGAGCAGGTCGGCGGTGCGGGTGTCGCCAGTAATGTAGGCTTCGCGTTCTGTAATCATGATTACATTCTCCAAAAATAGATGATGAAGGCCGCGAACATCATCGCGGCGAGGGCGGCGGCTTGCGCCAATTCGATAAATAGACGTTTCATTAGTTAGCCTCCCAAATACCAAAACCCTTGGGCATACGCCCAAAGCCTTGTTGTTGCCGAAATTTGGCGATGGCGTCTCTTTTGTTTACGCCATACGCGGACATGGCATAAATCCAGCCAGGGACTTGAATGTAGTAGTGTTTCATGGCGTGGGCTTTCAAAATTGAGCGTAGACGATGGCGCCGCGTGGCGTGATGCCGACGACTGATGTGTTTTGGTTCAGATACGCCAGCACAATCTCTGTGCACTTTTCCGAATAGTCGTCGTCCTCTGGGTCAGCGTCGTTGACGTCAATTCCATATTGGCGCGCTATCTCGCCCGCATCGTCCTCGCTGAACTCGCAACATATAGCAATGACGTCAAGATCGTAATCGGGGTCTAATTCCTCGAAGTAATCAAACAGTAAGCCGAGCGCCTCGTAGCTAAACTGGTCAGCGCGTCCGCATTGGCGGAACTCATCGCGGAATTGGCTGGCGTTTTCGATTGTGAGTCTCATGCTTGCGCTCCTTCAAAAATGGCGTTGAGGTTTGCTTGGGAATCGGCGAGGAGTGTGGCGAGGTTTCGCTTGGCCTCTTGGATGGCGTTGTAAACCATATCCTCATAGTAGGCGTCCGCTAAAAAATCGGCGCGGTTTTCGTATAGGCAACAACCCAAAAAGTCAGTGCCTAACAAAATGCCTTGCTGATACGCCTCGACCCGTACCGCAAACCACTCATAGGTTCCATTGTCAATCTTGCGGTGAATTTCGCCAATGTCTTCAACGCTGGCGTCAAACATATCTTGAGGCGGCGTGTCCTCCCAAGTAGTGCTGCACACAATATGGAAACCTTGCGTGTCCTGAGTGTGGATGATGTCGTAATGTCTAGTCATGGTGTACTCCAGTTTATTGCATGGCGATGGTGCCATGCGTAGTAGTGTAAGGGATTTTTTTGCATTGTCAATGGTGTCAATTTATAGAATTGTATGCATTGGGCAATTTGTTGGCAGTGGTTGGCAGTTTGGTTGGTGGTGAATTGGCTATAGTGGTTTGGATGCGCATCACTGGGGGAATGGGGCTTATTGGCTATATTGGCTATTTGATTTCAATAAACAATCGCAAATAGTGTATTTCATAATGTGATATGTATGCTGAGTAGCGTAGCGATTTAAATTGGGTGTCTAAAGTGCCTACATAGCCTACAAATGCCTGCGCATGGTTTGGCGCGAACTGGCGCAAGCCGCCAGCCCCATGATTCACGCAAAAAGCTGCGCGTCACATCGGCGCATAATGTTGGCCATGTTGGCCATGCAAATCAAATAGCCAACATGGCCAACATGGTCCGATGGCCATCGGCCTGCGCACCGATGCCGTTGGCATAGCCAACATAGCCAACGCCTACCGCCCAGGTAATCCCTTGCCATTTTGCTTAGGATTTTGGCCGAGGGGGTGGGGGTAGGGCCGAGCGGAAGGGCCAACGTTGACGGAGGGCTCACAGCCAAAATTTTTTTTGGTATACACTCACCACCACATACCAACACGCATGGGGATTGCGCCGCAGTCATAGTTGCTGCCTGATTTGAAGGGTCAAGTCAGTCCCCAGCCGTGTTGGTAAAGGAGAACAAATGTTCAAATCACTGCCGCTTACAGTTCGCCATGTCAAGGCCACTGAGTCGCGCTTGCAAGCAATTTACGACGCCGGTAAGCTGGGGCTCAAAGGCGACACCCTGGCGCTTGCTTCTGGGATGCGACCTGATGAGTACCACCATTTGTGCCAATTTGACCCACTGGCCAAAATGGCCGCAGACAAGGGCAAAGCAGACGGCGAACGCGAGATGGCCCAGATACTGCGCAAGGCAGCGCTAGAGGGCGACGCCAAGGCGGCGCTTGAAGTTCTCAAACATCAACACGGCTGGGTGGCCAAGCAGTCCATCTCGGTGGACATCGACCAGCGCATTTCTATCACCCAGGCGCTTCAAGAAGCTGAGTTGCGCGTAATTGAGGTTGTTGATGCAGTCCACCAGATACAGCGCTGAAGACGAACAGGAACTGATGGCGCGTCTGTGGACGCCGCGCATCAAGGACAACCCACTGAACTTTGTGATGCTCGTGTTCCCGTGGGGCGTCAAGGGCACGCCGCTGGAACACTTCAAGGGACCGCGCAAGTGGCAGCGCGAGGTGCTGCAAGACATTGCCGACCACATCCAAGAGAACAAAGGACAGGTGGACTTTAACGTACTGCAAGAGGCGATCTCGTCGGGGCGCGGTATTGGCAAGTCGGCCCTGGTCAGTTGGGTCACGATCTGGATGCTGTCCACCCGCATCGGGTCATCGACCATCATCTCGGCCAACTCGGAGAGCCAGCTGCGCAGCATCACCTGGGCGGAAATCACCAAGTGGCTGGCGATGTCGCTCAACTCGCACTGGTTTGAAGTGAGCGCCACCCGGCTGATGCCCGCCAAGTGGCTGACCGAACTGGTCGAGCGGGACCTCAAGAAGGGCACGCGCTACTGGGGCGTCGAGGGGCGGCTGTGGTCAGAGGAGAACCCAGACGCCTACGCCGGGGTGCATAACTACGACGGGGTGCTGGTGATCTTCGACGAGGCGTCGGGCATCGCCGACGCGATCTGGGCGGTGACCAGCGGGTTCTTCACGGAGAACACACCCAACAGGTTCTGGCTGGCGTTCTCCAATCCCCGGCGCAACACGGGGTACTTCTACGAGGCGTTTAACTCCAAGCGGGAGTTCTGGAAAACCAAGGTGGTGGACGCCCGCACGGTTGAGGGCACCGACAAGCAGGTCTACGAGCGGATCATCCAAGAGTACGGCGCCGACAGCAGTCAGGCGCACGTCGAGGTCTACGGGATGTTCCCCAGCGCCGGGGACGACCAGTTCATTTCAGCGGACGTGGTGGACGAGGCCATGAAGCGGGAGCGGTACAAAGACCTGTCGGCGCCGATCATCATTGGGGTCGATCCGGCGCGCTACGGCGCGGACGCCACGGTCATCGCCGTGCGCCAGGGGCGGGACATCGTGCATATAGCGCGGCACCGGGGCGACGACACTATGACGGTGGTGGGGCACGTCATTGAGGCCATAGAGGAGTACAAGCCGACGCTGGTGGTGATCGACGAGGGCGGACTGGGCGCTGGGATCGTGGACAGGCTCAAGGAGCAGCGGTACAAGATCAAGGGTATAAACTTCGGGAATAAGGCGAAAAACCCGATAATGTACGGAAATATGCGCGCCCAGATGTGGGGTGAGATGCGGGAGTGGCTGAAATCTGCTAGTATTCCGGCAGACAGGTTCTTGAAGACCGACTTGATTTCGCCTAAGATGAAGCCTGATTCACGTGGAACCATTTTCTTGGAGAGCAAGAAAGATATGAAAGCGCGGGGCCTTGCATCACCAGACGCAGCGGACGCAATTTGCGTGACGTTTGCTTTTCCCGTGGCCCACCGCGAGTATACTGAGCCGACACGCCGCGTTAACTCCCAAGGCAGCGCAGTGCATAACTCATGGATGGGGTCTTAATATGCCGTTGGTTAAATCAAAATCACCTGAAGCCTTCCGCAAGAATGTGGCGGCTGAAGTTAAGGCCGGTAAGCCGGTCAAACAGGCCGTCGCCATAGCGTATGCGGTCAAGCGCCAGACGGCGCTGGCAAAGAAGAAATAATGGCTGACTACACAGGCATAGCAGCCGCAGGCGCGGTAGCCAACGGAGGCGGTCAAAAGGACAGCACCTCCAGCGTACTGGCCACCGCCCGCAGCCGACTGGACATGGCGATCTCGGCGCTCTCGGAAAGCCGGGAAGATGAGATCGACGACTTGAGGTTTTATGCCGGTAGCCCGGACAATCAGTGGCAATGGCCCGCTGATGTGCTGGCCACTCGCGGGGCGGTGCAGGGTCAGACGATCAACGCCCGCCCATGCCTGACTATCAACAAACTGCCGCAGCACGTCCGGCAAGTGACCAATGACCAACGTCAAAACAGGCCAACTGGCAAGGTTATTCCAGCCGATGACCACGCCGACATCGACGTCGCCGAAGTATTTAACGGCATGGTCAGGCATATTGAGTACATCTCGGACGCAGATGTCGCTTACGACACCGCCTGCGAAAACCAAGTCTCCTACGGCGAAGGCTACATCCG